TCTATATTCCCTCCAATCCTTAAACATAAATGGCAACTCATTAGCCCTAAACATTTCATTTTTTTTCATATGCTTAGTTTGATTAATGCCTTTAAGTCTTTTAGTTAACGCATTCCAAGTGTCACCCTCTAACTCATGCAAGTAAAATAACTGATCTACAGCCGTTTCATGGTGAAGGTTGCTCACCCGCATTTTTATTGGGGCTATCCCATACCTATAAAACTCATCATATATTTTGCAGTAATCCCAGTTATGGTCGTGAATTGCTTTCCATATATCGGTATAACTCCAATCATAAAAAGGATAGAAAACGTAATGGCCTTGCTTATCGTCATAGACCTTGCCGTAGGTTATGTCTTTGTAGGTAGCTCCGTTAGTTAATCCAGATCGCCTATTCGGGCTTTCCTCTGCTCTGACACCGCCCAACATAGCAACAGATTTTCCAGCGTAATGCTTCGCCAAGTATTTAGGGAACATATTGTAAAAGCGATCAGTGCCATAAGTATTCTCTTTGATGCTTATAGGGTCTTTCTCCCTCATGTGTTCTTCATTCAAGTCCCAGCAGTTCAACCAAGGGTAATCCATAGTGGTTGCATTAAATAATTTGATAGGCACCTGTAGCCAGTGAGGGGTAACTTCGTCGCGGTACATGATTCTTTTAACGTAATCAACAACAGCTTGCCACTCGGCCTCTTGGTCAAGCATCATCACTGTAAGGGGTAATTTACCCTCTTTTTCAGCCACTAACAGCGCCATTTCAAGCGTTACGGTGCTGTCTTTGCCTCCACTAAAGCTGACTACCACTTCATCAAACTCTCTGAACAAGAAAGTAATTCTTTCTAGTGCTTGGTCATATACGTTATCTTTTAAAAAGATTTTCATCTTTTTGTTATTTTTGTTGTTGCGGCAAATTGAATGCTTTTTTTAATGCACTCCATCGGATCAAGCAAAACATGAGAGTCAATTGATACTGCAACATTCCAAACTGCACTATCTTTTTTATGCAAAACTTGATGAGGGCTATGGGTGTCTAATATATAAAACACTCCTCTTTCTAATAAAAGCTCTGTTTTATCAATTCCCCTTACAACAATTCCATCATCAACGCGAACCTTAAGGTGATGACTGTACCTTGGATAACCCATATCTATGTGTAATGGTGTACCCTTTCTCACGCCAATCCAATGCGGATCATTTTCTTTAATATATTTACCATCTTTGTTCTTAGACCTTCCCCAAGTTTGCAACTTGTACCCCTTTGTTTTAAAAATTGATTCAAGTTCAGAATCAGAAGGGATTTTAACCATATTAGGTATATCAATCTTTGCAGAATAAACAACTGGGTTTTTTCTTTGACCATTTTTGAGCGGAGCATCCCATTTTACGTTAGCCATTTATTCCATCCTCAAACGTAAAAGACTGCCTATTGGTGCTTGCTCTTCTTGGATCAATTTCTGATTTTCCTACCCTGTGATCAACGAGACTTGGAACATGTATCCAATATTTTCTTTTAATTTTTTTAAGATAATCGCTCACCATCGTATCGTATGGGTGAGATTCATGATCAGTTCTTTCGTATTTTTTACTGAAAGCCACTATTCCATGATTTATTTTTTCAGGAAAATAGGTGCATTGAGACATGCAAAATTTATTATCCCACCTACTGCCAACAGCTAAGTCGGCTTTTCTCATGCTAAAAAACTGTATAATTTCTTTAGGTTTTTTGTTAACCGCTAACATTAACTTTCTTTCAAAATCTTTTGTTATCCAAATATCATCTTCAATATTTACATGGGAATCATTACCTGCCATTTCAAGCGACTTGATCCAGTTTTGCATTGCGCCACCGACATCATCAAAACAAACCTCTACCGATGGGATGCACTTCTTAACATAATCAGCATAATGCTCTCTGCCAGCGCAAGTTCTTAAAATATATCTCATAACACTTTCCTGTTTATTATTACTGCATCATTCGGGTTTTTATCCATTACCCAATATTTATACCCATTGTAGTTAAAACAAACATAAGGCCAACCACGGAACATCTCAGTTTTTCCAAACTCTCTTATCTTATAAGCGCACTTGATGAACAATGTTGGATCGTCCCAATCTTTCTTTCTTGTATAAAAATGAGGGTTTTTAGGCATTGTTTTAGCAAATATCCAATCATGCTTTTCTAGCACTTGAGATAATGCTTTGATTTGAACTTCTGGACTAAATGCCATCAAAAGTAAACGTCTCCGCACAATACGGACACATCACTTCCGCGCCTCTTGCTGAACGATCTCCAGTAAGCCTATCCATGTTGCTAGACATTGAGTTTTGAGCCTTATTAATATCGTCAGCATTTACATCTGTGTAAGATGTGCTTGGGTCAAGGTTGGGTTCAAAATCTAAAGATACGTTATCGTCAAAACCAATCAAACTAAGGTTGAAACCAGAACTGTTTATCTCCTTTAGCTCCGAAAAGTAAAGCGAGCTGTCCCATTCGCTACCTTCTGACAATTTATTATCAGCAATAACATAGGCTTTTTTCTGAGGGTCTGACCAACCTTTTGCAATGATGCATGGAACAGTTTCCATCCCCAAAGATTTAGCCGCAAATAGTCGACCATGCCCCGCAAGCACAACTTGCTTTTCATCAATCAATATTGGGATTGTAAACCCCCATTCACGGATGCTATTTGCAAGCTGAACAATTTGCTCATTTGAATGGATATTAGGATTTCTGTCGTAAGGAATTAAATCGCTGACAGGCATTTGGGTTATATCTTTGGCGTGAACAGTAGTCATCTGACCCTCTTTATTTAGTCTAAAATACATTGTACATCATGGATTGCGCGGAGAAAAGCCCGAAAAGAATAAAAAAAAGCACAAAATGTGCAATTATCTTTGAAATAAACTTGTTTACTATCCTAAACACTGTATAATAAATTACATAGAGAGAAAGAAACCAACCAATAAAAGGTGCTTGAAAATGTTAAATTTACCAGTAATTAGCAATAAAAAGTTCGGAATTGAAGTTGAGTTTGTTGGCGCTTGCCCTAGGCACGTTGCTCAAGTTATAAACAACCTTGAGGGTGTTGAATGTTCTTATGCTGGCTATACTCACCTAACAACTAGCTACTGGAAAGTTGTCTATGATGGTTCTTTGCATGGTGTTCGCGGATATGCTGGTGAATTGGTTAGCCCCATTCTTCACGGTGTTGAAGGTGTCAGAGAATTAGAGAGAGTAATTGAGGCGCTCAATTCTGTTGAGGGCGTAACCGTAAACCGTAGCTGTGGTTTACACGTTCATTTAGATTGTCGGGAAATGAACATTGGCGAAATCAAAACAACCTTTGAGCGTTACTCAAATTTTGAAGAGCAAATTGATCTTTGTATGCCTCGCTCTCGCAGAGGAAATCCACAGTGGTGCGCTGGCACTGCTACGGTAAAGAATAGCATTAAGAGAGCTACCACAAAGCCTAACGCGGCTAATGCCGCTGGCCGTTACTTTAAAGTGAACCTTACGAACATCGCCACTAGAGGCTCTATAGAGTTTCGCCAGCATAGCGGAACAACTGAGTTCAAGAAAATTGTAAACTGGCTTTCATTCCTTATGCAATTTGTTGAAACTAGCTCTGCAATGGCTTCGGCTACAAAAGGAAAGCGCCCATCAGCAAAACGCGCTTACTCCGCAATTCGTAACACTGTAGAAAATGCAAATGGCTCTATGGTTTGGAATAGAAACCGCCAAGCGTGGAACATTGCTATAGGCTCAAATGCTCAACTAATAACCAACCCTGAGCTAAACCAGTATATGCCTAATGAGGTTTTTACTGAGGTTAACGCTAACAACTTTTTAGAGCGGTTCAATTGCTATGCCATACCAAACACTAGCCGTCCACTGGCTACAGTAAACACCGTCCGAGATACTGGCTTATACCACGGTGTTAGCACCCAAATCCAAGATTACCTAAATGAGCGCCAAGAGGAGCTTTCGTAATAACTAATTCAAAAAACCAAAAAGGAAATATCAAGATGAATGCAATAACTGAATACTTATATGGGGCTTATGGCTCCAACCTAAACAAAGACCAAATGAGCTACCGATGCCCTGATGCGGAGCCTGTTACTAGCTATGAGCTAAAGGGACACGCGCTAAAATTTAGAGGTGTTGCTGATGTAGAGCTAGGCGCAAAAGATAGTACGGTTGCCCTAGGATTATGGAGAATAACCGACGAGTGCGAAAAGGCTTTAGATAGATATGAGGGATACCCTTACCTTTACACTAAAAAGTTTGTAGAGACAGAGCATGGGTTAGTGATGCTATATGTTATGGTTCAGCAAGATACTGTATGCCCTCCTAACAACGGATACCTTAATGGCATAGCTGAGGGTTACTTTGACTTTAAACTGGATAACAAACTACTTAAAGACGCTCTAACCCATAGCTACACCAACCAGAACGAACTAACCCGATGGAAGACAAGAGCAGTATAAGCGCAATAAGTAGCGCTGACCCCCATTCTAGCTGACTCCTAGTTTGGGGGTTTTTTATCATTTCAGATTCCGCAAGCTAACCTGTCGTGATCTTTCAGTCTCCCACTTCGCTTCTGAAATTCTTAGTATCCGTTTAGCTGTTTCAGACCTTACAGACAGGGTTTGCGCCTCAAGATACCTTGCCTCCCAATCGTTATGAGTTCTGACCAAGCCCTCAGCCATTACCCCTGATGCTTTATTTCTCATATGCGCCATTTTGATAGCCGCTTCCCAAGCCTTGAAGCTAGACTCAACCGCCACATAAGACAACTGAGCTAGTTCATAATTAGCAATAGCTTCTTCCCAGACTTCAATGCACCTATCAAGCGGGTCAGAGCTTGATAGCTTGCTAGACACATGATCTCTCCAGTCGGTTCCTGATTCATTAGCCACCTTACACCTCCGTATCTAATAGATTGCCTTTAGAGCTTATGTCTCTTACATAATTATCAAACAAATTATTTTTGCCTGTAATGTAATCCAGACCAACGCCAAAGTATTCGGCAATATCTTGCAGTGAAGTAATCCTAGGCGTTGATGCGCAAGATAGCATTCTGCTTATTGTCGGTTGAGGAACCCCTGTCTCCCTAGATAGCTCGCTTTGATTTACTCGTTTTAATGTCATTAGTGAGTGCAAGTTTCTGGATAGCGTTTGCTTTCTTGCATCATTTTTAGTTTCATTTTTCATTTTTAACTCCGTTTTTTAGTAAGTGTTGTATTTCAAGTATTGAACTACCGCTAACCTGCTTTGTCGTGTATCTAAGAACTTTCCATCCGCATAGCAAGGCGGTATTGTATTTAATTAAGTCTGCCGAATACCCAGACCCCCTAGTGTGCCTACCATTAGCGTAGACCCCTCCTTCAACCTCTACTGCAATCTTTGTTTTCTCAGGGTTATTTCCGATAACAAAATCAAATCTCCACCGTCTAGTCTGGTGAAATCTGTACTCCCTGTGAAAAGGTATTTTGTAATGTCTAAGCAATATTGCCAGAGTTTCTTCTCCTGATGATTTAGCCACGGCCATTTCTTCCTCCGTAACCATAATCCTCAGGGGGTGGCTCAACAAACGTCCTGCTTGCTTGGTCAAAGTTAAATGTTGCCTCTCCAATTTGCCCATACATACCCTGCTCCCTAATCTTTCGGGTAATCACCTGTATGCTGTTATTATCAAAATCTCTATGCACCACCACCACCGCATCAGCTTGGTTATGCCAATGAGCCGCGCCACTTATGTCATAGGCGCTAGGCGCTTGATATGCATTGTTTTCTTTTTGTAGCTTAGTTGGGTGCGCTACAACCCACGTTGTAATATCGTGCATCTTGCAAAACCGCTTACACTTGCTAATAAAATCCCTGATATGCTCATCTTCTCTGTAGCTCCCTTTCCTGCTGGCATCCACCTCATTGTATGGGTCAATAACTATTCCGTTGCATCCAAACTTTTGTATGCTCACCTTGGCTAGTTCAAGAATTTTATCTATGTTCGGGATATGCTCCCTAGTTTCAATAAAGTAAAAATGGTTTTGTATCCACCGCATCCCTTCAGTTGCTTCCTCCTCCGTCATCCTGCCGTTAAAGCCTTGGTCAAAAGGTTTGCCAGTAAGCATTTGCAACAACCGCCTGATATGCATCTTTGTAGAATGCTCTGGTGAAAACATCACAAATTTCCAATCATGGTTTTTAGCAAGCTGTATTAAGCACTGATCTAAAAATGTACTCTTGCCGTGGTTCGGGATACCTGTCCAGACATGGAACGTGCCTTTCATAACCTTATAAATTTTATCTAGGTTGTGGTAGCCAATATTGACAGGCTTATCATAGTTGCCACGGTATAAATCCATAACCTCACTATAATAATTTCCAACGGTATACAGGCCATCGACAGGGCATGGCCTCGCATTTTTTATAAGTTCATACAGGTATTCTTTACCATGCTTTATCAAAACATCATTGGCATCTTTGCAATCTTCTGGGGGCTTCACATACCAGCACTTAGCTTTTCCATACCTATGCAACAGTTCTTTTTTCAGGTTATCCCCCGCTCCATCAGCATCGCAAAACAAAATAATCTTGCTGGCTTTTAGCGGGTGAGTCTGCAAACACTTAAACCTTTTATCGTGTTCTTTATATGCCGCTTTAGCTGGAGCGCCATCTGGCAGGGTAGTGACGCAAGTAAAACCACATTCATGGACACTCAGCACATCCATCTCACCCTCAACAAAAATAGCCACGTTAGATTCCGCAACCGCCTGATAATTGTAAAGTGACTTAACTGGATCCTTGCTTTGTTTAAACCGCTTATCTTTATGCCTATATTTAATGTTATCGCACTGGCCTGATTCTCCGTTGTAAGGAAAACCTATCCACTCATCATTCTCAGAGAAAACTTTAAACGCCTCATAGGTTTCTTTTGAAATGCCCCGATTCTTAAAATAATCACTTAGAAAATTAGAATCGCTTGGGGGGCTGGGGCTAAATGGTTTTCTCTGGGGTTCTAACTTTCTTACTGTGCCAGTTAAAGCACTCTGCGCCATGACCCCACCTTTAAACTCACAGTGGTGGCAAAAGAAAATAATCTTTTCGTTTGATATCTCAACTGACATTGGCCTATCACTTGAATCATGCGGTGGCTGGCACTGAGGGCATTTCGTTTTATGATTGCCTTCATCTAGGTGCTTTATAATTAATCCATGTTTTTCAAATATCTCATCCTGCAAGGTCATTTTGAGTCCTCTTATTTTTTCTTTGGGGGTTTGTGTTATGTATAAGTAATGTATTAGAGGACGCTGGTGTCCTAAGGGGGTGGACACTGGTGTCCGAGGTAGGGTGGTCACTCACGGCCATACTAAGCCTATACAGATTGGTCATTCCTAACCGCTTCTGTATGCTTATGTAGCCTAAATCTTCAAGCGTAGATATGCATCTTCTTACTGATCTATCGGAAACTCCGCATATTTCGCCTAGGTGTTTTTCTGATGGAAAGCACTTATTCGTTCTCTTGTTTGCATAATTTGCAAGCATGAAAAGAACTAGCTTAGTGGTCGGGGTGGGGCATGGTAATAACCTTACCCAATTAATTGCGTCTGTACTCATAAAGCCCATAGTGGGCTATGTGAATCCTTATTGCAAGAGGTAAAAATCGTTTGGCGTAACATTTCCTTTGGTAGCTTCATGGATCACCTTCATATCATCGAAGCGCGGGATTCTTTGTCCGCTCGACCATTTCACTAAAGCATGATAGCTAAAATTTCCAGAGTGACTTTTGTGAGCCAACTCCAAAAATTGCTTCTGAGTCATTTTATTTTCTTTAAGCCAAGCTGATAATTTCATAAGTCCACCGTAATAGTTTTACTATGGTATCAAGAAAGTTCTTGCACATCAACCCATTTTGTCCCATAATTAGCCCACTAACTAATAAAAGGTGCGAGACCCCCCATGATTAATAACCCCTTTGAGAAACACAACGTAGGTCATTTGAGTGCAAGCTCAATTAATGAGTTTATTACCAACCCCCAACGATGGATACTTCATGTCTCTGGTTTTAGAGATAGGTTTGGCATACCCGCAATGTGGCGAGGTACGGCTGTAGATAAGGCTTTATGTATAGCTATAGAGGAACTTGATGTAAGTGATGCCCAAATAATTAAATGGGCTGAGAACTGCTTTGATGAAGAATACAAAAGCGCCCTAAAAGATAAAATTCCTGTAATGACAGTTAGGGCTGAGTCAGAGCGAGATAACCTATCGCGATACTTGTCTCCTGCAATCCCCCACTTTAGATCACTAGGTAAGCCACTAGCCACCCAGAAGAAAATTAAGCTAGAGCTTGATGAATTGCCTATACCTATTATTGGCTATCTTGACTTGCTTTATGACGGTGTTGTGCGCGACATAAAAACAGTTAGCAGATTGCCTAGTAAGGTTCCTACAGCAACGTGTAGACAGTTATCTATATATGCTACCGCTGAGAACTGCCACCCTATCGTTGACTATGTACACGCAAACAAGACAGCCTCTAAGGTTGTTGTTATGCCTGTAGAGAATGTTGATGCCCACATGGTCGTTGTAAGACAGGCGGCTAACAATATGATGCGACTACTAAGCTACTCTGATGATATTACTGAGATTGCAAGTTTGATGATTCCTGACTTGGATGATTGGCGTTGGTCAGATGGTGAAAGAGTTGCCGCTAAAAAACTTTGGAGAATATGATGAACGATAAATTAATAGCCGCTTTAATAGAGGCACAAAAAGCAATAACCCACGCCAGCAAAGATGGGAAGAACCCTTACTTTAAAAGTGATTACGCTACCCTTGAAGAAGTGATAACCACCGTTAAACCGCCACTCAATGATAATGGGGTTATGTTTCAGCAGGTATGCCACCCATCTGATGTTGGGGTTTGTGTTGAGACTGTGTTCTATGGGCATGGCGCTGAGTTGCGTACTGGTCAATTTACAGTTCCAGCAGACAAGCGCGACCCCCAAGGGTTTGGTTCTGCTTTGACGTATGCAAAAAGATACAGCCTTTCTATGGCTTGCGGCATTGGACACCAGAAAGATGATGATGCTGAAACCGCTATGATTAAACGCAAAAAGACAGATCAGGTTTATGTAGCGCCAAAAGTAACTCCAAAAGAATTGGATGCGTTAGTTGCTACTGATACTAAGGCTGTTTACAAGATCATGAAGAACGCCACTTG